AATTTCTCAACATCCAAATCCTTTAAATCTATTCCAAGCGTTACCGCCTGGTTATAGAACTTTTGTTTTGCTCTAATGCTCATAATAATTAATATAAAAATCGGGTTAAAAAATATACTGCAATAAATCCTATTGCGTAAACTTGGTACTTTTGTTTGCTTAAAAATGTTTTCATAATGTTTGGTTTAAAAATTATCTATTAATTGCTGTTTTTTTTGTACATAATCTACTTCCATCTTCAAATTTAATAACAACGTGTGAAGTATTAAACAAAACTACTTGAGCTTTTTTACCAAAGTAGTTTACTATATCACCTATTTTCATATTAGTTTAATATTATATATTTATTTATTTCTAATTGAGAAATTGGAAAAAATCTTCCAAAAGAATATCTGTAATATCTTATTCCTTTTTTTGTCATTTTAGTATGAATACCAAATTGTTTTCCGTTTTCGTATTTAATTACATTTCCAGTGAATTTCATTTCTGTTTTCATAATTTTTGATTTATTAGTGATTAATTATATGCAAATATAGTTATTTATAATAAACTACCAAACATTTTTGTAATTATTTTTTATATATCTTTGTTTTTATGAAGCAGCCGAAAGTTTTAATAAGCCAATACGATGAAGCTCCTGAATTTAGGAACTTCGATTTTGTCATCGCAGATGTGATTGGAATTTATGTATTGGATGCTGAACAAATGGGGATCATGCTAAATGGCTTTGAGTATATTTTAGAGTTTAATACTGAATTATATGATGAGATAAAAAAGAATATTGTCATAAAAAATTTAATGAATGCTTGAAGAATTAGCAAAGCGAGATAAAGATTGGCGAAAGATGGCATTTCACATTTGTAAAAGCCATGATACCGCTGACGATATTGTCCAAGATATGTATCTTAAATTTGCTAACTACGATAAAAAGGTCAATGATTTTTATATTTACTTTGCAATCAAATCCATTTGGCTCGATAAACTAAAGGACAAAAAAACAAAAACAGTTGAACTGATTGATAATTGTAATACCTTTGCTGATACTTACGATTTTGAATTAGATGAAATAAAAGAAATAACATTAAAAAAAGTAAAACAATTACCTTTTTTTGAACGTGAACTTTTAAAAGTAACAACCCAAGAGATGAGCCAACGAGAACTATCTCGACAAACAGGCATAAATCTTTTAGTGATTCAGAAAACGGTTAAAAAAACAAAAGAACAACTATGGGAAGACGTAAAAAAATTACAGGAGCGGGAGATATAATTGCATCCATAACCGAAGCAGTAGGAATTGAGCCATGTGATGGCTGCAATAAAAGAAAAGAAAAGCTTAACAATCTTTTCCCGATTGGCGCATTGGAATTAGAAGATGATGAGAGAGAATATTTAACCACATTATTCGCATCCAATCCAACTGAACTAAATAAAGAAATGCAAGTTAAAATCTCAAGCATTTATTTTAGATGTTACCGAGTAAAGCCATTTGATCCTTGCACTAATTGTTCGGGAGTTTGGAAGTCATTTATTAATAAACTAAAGAAGTTGTTATAAAGAAATTAACTAATTAATTTTTATTAATTATGGATAATAGAGCAAATAATGGCGGACATAGTACAGCAGGGAAAGCCGGAAGGCCATCACAAAGAGATGAATTAAAAGCGATTGATTTAGCAAGTCCACATATTGAAAGTGCGTTTAGAACTATTGCAGAAATAATGATTAATCCTGATGAAAATTCAAAAGATAGAATAACAGCAGCGAAAATTCTAATTGAATATGGATGCGGTAAACCAAAAGAAACAGTTGACCAAAATGTAAATATTAATAACTTTGATTTAAAAGATATTATTAAATTTAAAGAGTGATAACTCTCAACAATAAATACAAATCTTTATTTGAGAATGATACTCGTTACTTTATAGTTACAGGTGGCCGAGGTTCAAGTAAATCATTCGGGGTTGGTACTTTTACCAATCTCTTATCATTTGAGCATGGCCATAAAATATTATTCACTCGTCAGACAATGACAAGTGCGCATCTTTCAATTATACCGGAGTTCCAAGAAAAGATTGATCTAATGCAATTGAATCAATTGTTTGAGGTCACAAAATCGGAAATAAGGAATAAGCAATCCAATAGCGAAATAATATTTAAAGGGATAAGAACTTCAAGCGGGGATCAAACCGCAAACCTTAAATCGCTCCAGGGAGTTACGACATGGGTACTCGATGAAGCTGAAGAACTAACTGACGAAAGCACCTTTGACAAAATCAATTTATCCATCCGGCAAAAGGGTAAACAGAACAGAGTTATTTTAATCCTTAACCCAAGCACAAAAGAACATTGGATTTATAAAAAGTTCTTTGAAGAACGTGGAGTTCAAGAAGGATTCAATGGAGTTAAAGACGATGTAACTTATATACATACTACATACGAGGATAACCTTGATAACCTTGACCAATCTTTTATAAATGAAATACTGCGCATAAAAGAAACCAATCCGCAAAAATATAAACACCAAATACTTGGCGGATGGCTTAACAAAGCGGAAGGAGTTGTTTTCAATAATTGGCGAATTGATAATTTTGAAGAAGTAGGAACGGTTATATTCGGACAAGATTTTGGATTTAGTATTGATCCAACAACTTTGATAAAAGTATCAATTGACAAAGCCAAAAAGCGCATTTATGCAAAGGAATATTTATATAAGCCATCGTTAACTACAAGCGATATTTATTACGAAAATTTACGATATTGCAATAAGTCTTTAATTGTAGCCGATAGCGCAGAGCCAAGACTTATTCAAGAATTAAAGAGCAGGGGTTTAAATATAAAAGGAATTAAGAAGCCAACTATAATTGACCGTATTGCTTTGGTCCAAGATTATGAATTGATAGTTGACAGCGAAAGTTCCAATTTAATTAAAGAATTGAATAATTACGTTTGGCACGATAAGAAAAGTCAAACACCTATTGACGATTACAATCACTTACTCGATGCCCTTGGATATGCTGTTTGGGATTTAATCGGTAACTCTCGCAAATCAATATCTGACTTTAGATAAAATCAAAACGTTTTTTTGTCGTTATAATGGTATGAAGTTAAACATACCAACATCGCTACAGGATATCACACTAAATCAATTTGTAGAGTTTCAAAACTCGGAGCAATCTAATCATGATTTAGTATCAATCTTTTGTGAAATTGAAAACACAAATCTATTACAGTTAAAAGACTTTCAAGAAATAACTGAAATAGTTACAAATGCTTTAAATAGCAATCCTAATTTTTATCGCAGATTTATTTATAAAGGCATTCACTATGGATTCATTCCAAAGTTGGATAACCTTTCAACTGCTGAATATATTGATTTGGAAATGTATATGTCAAAGCCGGAAACATTTTACAAAGCGATGGCGATATTATATCGACCTGTTGTAAAGTTTAAACGTAATTGGTTTAAAAAGACAGAGCCATTTTATGATATTGCTCCTTATACAGGAACGCATGAAATATTTAAAGATGCTCCAAGTGAATATTATTTGGGTGCGTGTGCTTTTTTTTTCGCTTTACTGAACGACTTAGGAAGTTACACAGTGGACTATTCGATGTCTATTTTGAAAAAGAGCAAACAAGGGAGAGCCTATTTAACGCAAAATGGGGATGGTATGTTAGCATCCGAGCTTTAGCAGAATTGAACCACAAAGAAGAAGAAGAAGTTTTAGAATATCCAATTACAAAAACATTAAGGATATTGGAGTTTGAAAAAGAAAAAGCAGAGTGCGCAACTGAAATGATTAAAAAGCATAACAAATGAGAGGATTTTATTTAACGATTGAACTATTAAAAGAGTTGCTCCAAGAGGATGTCAATGTTCATACTATTGTACATGGATTAAAGTCGGGAATGGATATAAATAAAAAAAATGTATTCCCTTTGGCACATTTGCAGGTAACATCTTCAACTGCTGACAATCAATTTATATCTTTTACGTTTGAGGTTGCTGTTGTTGATTTGAGAAATATAAGTAAAAAGATAGTAACTGATAAATGGTTGCAAAACGATAACGAGTTGGATAATCTTAACACTTGCCACGCTGTTCTAAATAGATTGGTTACAAAGTTAAGATTACAAAATAATGCTGATAAGATTGAACTGAATAACATCCCTATTTTAACCCCGATTATTTTTGAAGATATGAACTTGTTGGATGGGTGGCGAACTGAATTAGAGTTGATAATCCCTAATAACGAAATCAATGTCTGTTAGTCAAAAAAATACGGAGATAGCATTGAAGCAATTTATAAACGAGGTTGTTTCAAAGGCACGTACAAATTTAGCACGTAAAGGCAAAAACGCAACAGGCAATTTATCGAAGTCAATTAGTGGCGATTTTAAAGTAAGTCCTAACAGCTTTGAGATTTCATTTTCTATGGAAGATTACGGAACGTTTCAAGACTTGGGAGTTAAGGGTGCAAGGTCAAGTAGTAAAGCACCAAACAGCCCTTATAAATTTGGAACAGGAACAGCACCGAAAGGAATGTTTAAAACTGCTATCAATGCTTGGGTAATTAGAAAAGGAATAGCACCGAGAGCAAATGGCAAGTTTGCAAGTAGATCACAAATGCTTTTTAATATTAGAAGGTCGATATTCAATACAGGATTAAGGCCAAGTTTATTTTTTACTGATGCCTTTGCAGTTGGATTTAAAGGATTAGACAATACAATATTAGAAGCATACGGATTAGATGTTGAATCGTTTTTAAAATATAGTTTAGAAGATAATGGGAAAAAGGCTTAATATAATTTTAGATAGCAACCCTACAAACGGAACGAGTTTTTTGTTTTCTGTTAATGTGGTTAGCGAATATCAAACCAATTATTTTAGCGGGGTTTTTAAAACAACTCCGGTAAATACAGATGATATATTAATTGGAGTTGATGCTAACGCTTCAGCAACAAATTTACTTACCTATTTACAAGCATTTGCAGTTCCCGATTATATTACTTTTACAAGAACTGCTAATATAGTTCATTGTGATGTTGAGCCTGACAATTCAAGCGAAGGAAATATCAATATAAGTTATAGCGGAACTGCCGGAATTACTTATGAAATAATTAACACCAATGTTGAGTTGCCATTGACTTATGCTTTAGTAAGAAGCACCTATTCTTTGCGCATAACTCCAAACGTTTTATTTGATACTGTAACAATGGAGTTCTTTGCGTATAGTCCTGATGTAAATACATTGCCAACATTACCTAACTATCAACTATCAAAGCAAGTTGTTCAGTTAGGACAAAGCACAATATCTTTTGACATTAACCACTTGATAAAAGAAAATACAAATCCAAGCATTGATAATTATCTTTTGGCAGGAGTTCAGCCAACTCAACCCGATGCGACATGTTGGGTAAAATATAACGCTTTGTGCTTTGATTATAACGATCAAGTTTTTCAAGTTGAGGGAACACTTTTAGCGATGTACGGTTATGGATATTTTAACGAGGGTTTCAATCCACAATTAACGAGCAAAGTTTTAATATCAAATAACAATCAAAGACATTTCAGAGATAACGATAATAGGCTTTATTTTATAACTGATGGGTTGACTTCTTTAGAGGTTAATGGTGATGCAATTACTATTACTGCCAATTTGGATTTGAATACAGAGTACATTCAAAGCATAAATTTAAAAGACTACGATACTGATGATGTTATAGTTTGTGAGTTTGTTTATGAGGATGAAACTCGAACAATTACTTACGATGTTTTAGATGGCTGTATTTATCCGGTTATCAATTGTGTATTTATAAATAAGTTCGGATTTCCACAATCGTTTTTTCTTACATTGGTAAACAAAATAACTGACGATGTTGATGGCGAAGATTACAGAGGGTTAACTTCTAATTTCGGGATTTATAATACAACGGATCATCAATATAGCACATTTAATTTAAATGGAAGAAGCGCAATTATTTGTAATACTGATTATTTGAGTGAAGAAGAAAATGAGAACGTAAAACAAATGCTATTGTCAGAGAAGAAATGGTTTATTGAAGATGGCGAGATACTTCCGGTTAATTTAGAAAGCAAATCAGTAGCTTATAAAACGCAATTAAATGATAAGTTAATACAATATTCGTTTAACTTCAAATATTCATTTGACATTATAAATAACGTACAATAATGATAGGAACTAACCTATACATACAAGACATAAACAACCCCGATAATTTTATAAAGGTTGATTTATTCAAGGATGAAAACTTTGAGTTAAATTCAAGCGTTCAAAATATAAATGATATTTCAAAAACGTTCAGTGATTTTAGTCAGAGTTTTACAGTTCCAGCAAGTGATACAAATAATAGAATATTTCAGCACTATTATAATTCTGATGTCGATGGAAGTTTTAACCCTAACATTCGTGTAAGCTCATTAATTGAAATTGGTAGTTTGCCATTTAGATTTGGTCTTATTCAGTTGGAAGATGTTAAATTAAAAAATGCTCAACCTACAAGTTACACAATTCGTTTCTTTTCTAAAGTAGTAAACCTATCTGATAGTTTTGGAGATGATGACTTGACAGTTTTAGACTTGTCAGAGTTTGACCATGATTTTACAAGAAGCATTGTTTTCAATGCAACTCAAAATGAAAGTATAAATAATGGTGATGTTTATTATCCTTTGATTTCAAGTATTAGAAACTTTCAAATTGGAACAGGAAATACGGATGATATTACAAATGTTTTAGGTGAGATAAAATACACCGATTTAAAACCTGCTTTAAGAATCATTAGAATATTAGAAGCAATAGAAAATAAATATAATATTTTATTTGATAGGGAGTTTTTAAATCGTGCTGCTTTTGGTAATTTGTTTATGTGGTTGCATTCTTATTCAGGCGAAATAAAAGTTTTTTCAACACCATTAAGTATAGATTATACAAGTTTATCAACTGTAATTGCTGATTGGAGTGTTCCAAGTCCGGAGATAAATATTACTACTAATTCGGTTGCTGTAAATTGGGATATTAATTTTAGTGCTTATAATATAAGACCAAATTATAAAAGAGCAAAAGTATTTGTTAAAATAATTACAACATCTTCTTATCCTTATGTTTTAGAAGTTTTTGATAATGGTGTTTTATACAATACCTATAATAATTTATTTCAAACTACAACTACTCAAATTTACAATAAAAGAGAAGATGGTGATTCCTCAAATCATTTATTTACTTTTAAAGTTTCAAGTATAGGCGGTAATTTAACTTTTACATCTCAATTAAGATATGAAGGTTGGATATATTATTATCCTTTAGATTGGCCACCTATTGCTGTTTCACAAAGAATTTTAACTGCAACTTCAGCAAGTCAAACAACAGCTAATTCTATTTTAAAAATATCTGAACAAATACCAAAGTTAAAAGTTAGAGATTTTATAACTTCAATTATAAAAATGTTCAATTTGGTTTTAACACCAATTTCGAATAATACCTTTTCTTTTATTCCTTTGGATGATTGGTATAGTAAGGGTAAATTAGTTGATATTACCAAATACATAGATACAAAAGATATTACAATTAAAAAACCAAAGCTATTTAAAAGAATAGACTTTAAACATCAAAAATCGGGGCAAATACTCAACGAACAATTTAGAGAAAATAACGGTCTTGATTTAGGTTATGGGGATTTGGCTACGACATACGATATTGATGGCGGTGAATTGAAAGTTGAAACGCAGTTTGATAACTTAATGTTTGAGCGATTAACTGATAGATCAACAGACGATATCACAAATGTTCAAGTTGGAAAATCTATTGACAAAACTTTACAGCCTTATATCGGAAAGCCTTATTTGTTTTATCGTGCAGGTTATCAATTTTATGATTTACCAATTAAGGCAGATGGCCATTCTGATTTAGATTATACTTGGTTTACATCAACTGAAAATGATAGTAATTTTGACCAAGTTACACAATCGGTAAACTTTTCTGCTGATGTAAGTACTTTTTTGTATTCTGAAATAACAAATAATCTATTCAGCAACTATTGGCAAGACTATATTTCGGACTTATATTCAACAAAAAGACGATTAGGAAACTACCGAGCGCAGTTACCAATAGGCAAAATGATTGATATTAACCTAAATGATAGGATACAGATAAGCGATAGGACATATATCATTAACTCAATGAGGTCTAATCTTACCACAGGAGAGGTAAATTATGAATTATTGAACTATATCGGTGCGCCTTATAAAAGTATAAATTCAATTATACCGATTACAGTTGATACTATTGAATACTCGGTTGATACAACTGAAATAAGTGCGGATGCTACTTATTATTATTTGCCACAATATTCACCATTTGATAATGGCATTCAATACACAGAATTATTTGCTACAAGTGGAGCGCAAGATTATGATTTAAAAATACTTGCAAATAGTCCTTATGTAGTTACAAAAGTTGATACAGGTGATGGTGTTGGATGGGTTGATTTAGAAAATACTTTTGGAAATACAAGTGCTTATCTTTTAATCAAAGTTTCAGAGTACACAAGCGCAATAACAAATCCGACAAATATAAGAAGCATGGAATTAGAGGTAATTATAGGACTTGACACATTTACATTAACAATAACACAAACACAATGATAGGGAAGTTAGTAGAATTATTAAACACAATGGATTTTTATAACGGAAGCGAAAATATAGAATTTGCAAAAGGTGCTTATCGTTACCCAAGAACTTATAAAGAATTATTTAAAACAGTAAAAAGATGGCGATTAAGAAAACGATTGAAATAGATGTTGATGTTGTACGTGCCAATGGCGGGTTAGATAACTTTACTCAAAATTTTAAAAAAACCGAGGAGGCAGCCAAGTCTTTAAAAACTCAATTAAGAGAGGCTCAAGCGGAAGTAGCTGCCTTATCTGATAAGTTCGGAGCAACTTCAAAAGAAGCGGTTGAGGCATCAAAAAGAGCAGCAGATCTAAAAGATAGAATTGGAGATGCTAAAAATTTAACAGATGCATTTAATCCCGATGCAAAATTTAAAGCATTAAGCGCATCTCTTTCGGGAGTGGCCGGTGGATTTGCCGCTTATCAGGGTGCAATGGGATTAGTAGGAGTTGAGTCTAAAGATTTAGAAAAACAACTTTTAAAAGTTCAATCTGCTATGGCTATCGCTCAAGGTTTCCAAGCATTAGGAGAGGCAAGAGATAGCTTTAAACAATTAAAGGCTGTTGCTATTGATGCGCTTAATGGTATTAAAAAAGCAATAGGAAGTACAGGAATAGGTTTGTTAGTTGTTGCATTAGGAACTATTTATGCTTATTGGGATGATATAAAAGAGGCAGTTAGTGGAGTTAGTGAACAACAGAAAAAACTAAACGCAGAAAGCAAGAAAAATTTAGCGCAAGAGCAGGAAAAATTAAAAGCTATTGGTAACCAAGATGAGATTTTAAAACTTCAAGGTAAAAGTGAAAGAGATATTTTGAAAATGAAAATTGCTCAAACTGACCAAACTATTCTTGCTGCTAAAGTTGACCTTAAAAGAATTGAAACAACTAACGAACAACAACAAAAAGCGGTAGAACTAAACTATCAATATTTAAAATCTTTCATTGATTTTATATCTATACCCCAAAGACTTTTATTTGAAAATGGCGCAAAAGCTATAAATAAAGTTATTGATTTAATTAATAAAATCCCCGGTGTTGAAATAAAAGCAAAGATTGATGAAAAGTTTGCAGAAAAAGCAGCGGATTATGTAACCAAATTAGGTTTTGATCCTGCTAAAACAAAAGCAGAAGGAGAAAAAACAGTTAAAGAAGCTAAATTATATTTAGATGAATTAGCTAATGACAAAGCAGGTTTTCAAAATCAAATAAATGATATAGATAAAAAAGCAGGTGAAGATGCTGCTAAAATAGCAGAAGAAAATGCTAAAATAGAAGAAGAAAGGTTACAAAAACTTAATGATTTATATGCTAATTATTTAAAAGCAAATCAAGATGCATCGGCAGTTACAGAACAAGAAAAACTTGACTTACAAAAACAACGTGATTTAGAAGAAATAAATCAATTAGCAAAAACAGAAAATGAAAAAGCAAATTTAAAAGCATTATTAGACGAAAAATATTTTAATCTTCAATTAGAATTAGACAAAAAATTAGCACAACAAAAAATAGCTAAAGAAGATGCCGAGTGGTTGCGATTACAAGAATTGTCAATGGAAAAAAGCGAGTATGAAAAACTTGTTTTAACCCAAAAATATGAGGCCGAATATTTAGCGGCTGAAGGAAATGCAGCATTACAAACAGAATTAAAAAAGAAACTTGAAAAGGATTTAGCTGATATTGACGATAAAGCTAAAGAAGAAGCTAAACAAAAAGAACAAGCCTTATTAGATGCTAAATTAGCTTTCGCTCAACAAGGATTATCTTTAGTTGCTGAAATAGCAGGGAAAGGTTCTAAAATAGGAAAAGCGGTTGCGGTTGCACAGGCTACAATTAGTGGAATCGAGGGTGTTCAAAATGCTTACTCAACTGCTCAAAAATCACCTATTACTATTGGATTCCCTGCATATCCGGTTGTACAAGCATCTTTAGCTGGAGTGTTTGCAGCCTTACAAATTAGAAAAATATTATCTACAAATGTGGGGAGCGCATCTGCTTCATCTGTTGGAGGTGGAGGCGGAGGTGGTGGAAGCGCACCTGCTCCGCCACAATTTAATATCGTAGGTCAAAGTTCAACAAACCAATTAAGTCAAACAATTGCAGGGCAACAAAATAGACCAATACAAACTTATGTCGTGGGTAATCAAGTAAGCACACAGCAATCACTTGACCGTAATGCGGTGGCTACATCAACTTTTGGATAAAAAAATATATCACTTAAAAAAAAAATCGTTATATAGTTATGAAAACATACGAGTTATTTTTATCGGATGAAGAAATACAAGGGATTGACTGCATTTCAGTAGTTGGATCTCCGGCCATGGAGAGCAAGTTTATTGCTTTGGCAGATGAAAAAAAAGTACAATTTGCAAAAATCGATAATGAAAAGAAAATCTTATTAGGGGTTGCATTGATTCCCGAAAAAAAGATTTATCGATTTGACGAAAAAACAAAGGAAGAGTACTATGTTTATTTTTCTAAAGAAACAATAAAACGTGCCTCGGAATTGTATCTTAAAAAAGGCAATCAAAGTAATGCAAATTTAGAACATTCTAAATATACTTTGAATGGCACAATTGTAGAGAGTTGGATTGTTGAAGATTTAGAAAAAGATAAGACAGCATTATACGGAATTGATGCGCCTGTTGGCAGTTGGGTTGTGGCTATGAAAATAGAAGATGAGGAGCAATGGCAATTGTGTAAAGATAACGGAAGCGGATTTTCAATAGAAGGTATGTTTGACGAAAAAGTAACATTAACAAAAGTAAATATGGATTTTAAACAAATGAAAGATGATTTGCTAAATGAGTTTAAGACTCTTTTAGGCAAACAAGTTAAATTAGCCGAATGGAAGACAGAAGATGGCAGTTTAACATTGGTAACAGAAACTGAAATACCGGAGATTGGTGGTACTATTTCAGTTTTAACTCCTGATGGAAATGTTCCTGCTCCAATTGGAGAGTATATCTTAAACGATGGAACTAAAATTTCAGTAGCAGAGGTTGGCATAATTGCAGAGATTTCAGCAAAAGAAGAAGAAGAAGTAGTTGAAGCACCTGTTGAAGAAATGGCTGCTCCTGCATCAGTAAACACAAGTGAGGTTTCAGATTTAAAAAATGCTATTAGTTCAATGCTTATTAAATTCAATGAGAATTTAGAGCAAAGATTTTCAGCAATCGAAACTAAATTATCGGAGCAAATTAAAGAAAACGAAACTTTAAAAGTTGAACTTTCTGAAACTCCTGCGGTAACAAAAACAAAAGTAGCACCATTACAAGCTACAACAGAAAAACCAAAAACATTAAAAGGGCGTTTAGCATTATCATTAACAGAATTAAAAAATAAAAACTAAAAAAAATGGCAACAACAACAACAGTAAACAGTTCCTATGCCGGAACGGTGGCAGGGGAAATAATAGGGAAAGCTTTTAAAGAAGCAGATACTATTCAAAAAGGTTTGGTAACAATTTTACCAAACATTCCGGTAAAACAAGTAATCCGTAAAATTGATTACGGAAATGGTCGTCAAGATTATTCATGTGGTTTCGCTCCTGCGGGAAGTGTAACACTTGACGAGGTAATTTTAGAGCCAAAGAAAATCAAAAACGAGGCTGAACTTTGTAAAGAAGATTTCAGAAATGTATGGGATACTGCTTCAATGGGATTCTCTGCTCACAATGACAATATGCCTGTTGATGAAGAACAAGCTTTATTAGTAGAAATTTTAGCAGATACTGCTCAAGCAACTGATTCAGATATTTGGATTGGAGAGGCTACAGATGATGGTCACTTTGATGGATTCATTCCATTGTTTTTAGGTGATGCAACTGTAATCGATGTGGCATCACCTGCAACTATTACTGCTTCAAACGTAGTAGCTGAAATGCAAAAAGCATCAAACGCAGTTCCTGTTGCTTTGAGAAGAAAAGCTGATTTAGTATTCGCAATTTCTGCTGATGTGGCACAAGCTTATAACAATGCTTTAATTACTGCAGGAATCAATAATGGTTTAGGTGGTCAAGGTCAAGAATTGTATTTAGGAATGTACAAATTAGAAATCATCAACGGTTTACCTGCTAACACAATGGTAATCTACCAAAAGAAAAATCTTTATTTTGGTACAGGTTTGCTTTCAGATCACAATGAAGTACGAATCAAAGACATGGATGAAACTGATTTGAGCGGAACAGTACGTTACAAAATGGTTTATACTGCGGGAGTACAATATGTGAGAGGATCTGAAGTTGTATTATACACAACTTACACAGTTTAATAAATAACAAGGCGGTTGAAAATACCGCCTTATTTAAAACATTATAATAATGGCAGCGTGTGAATTTATAACGAACGGCAGACTTTTAGAATGCAAAAATTTTACAGGTGGTTTAGTTAATGCCTTTTTTGCTCCATTTTCAGATATTGGTGCAACGGTAGTTAATTCAGAACTTACAGGTTTAGGAACTTTAGATGAAGTTTTCAAATTTGAATTGAAAAATACAGGTAACACTTATGTTGAAACTGAAACAGCTTCAAGAGATAACGGAACTATTTTTTATGATAGTCAATTAAATTTGATGCTAACCGGCTTGACTGCTGCTTTAGTAAATCAAGCTAAATTGCTTTCAAGAGATAGAATGTTAATCTTTTTAGAAGATAACAATGGAACATACCATGCAATCGGATTGAGAAATGGTGTTGATAAAACAACAGGAACAAGAGAATTAGGTGGTGCTTTAGGTGATTTTTACGGATTAAAAATGACTTTACAAGCGTTAGAGCCTCAAACTGCTCCAATATTATCAGGTGCAGCAGTAACTTCTTTACTTGCTTTGGTTTCTGACCAATATGTAAACGATTAAGTTTTTTTTAAAATAAATGTAAAAGTCAGCGTATTGAGTTATGCTGACTTTTTTTGTATCAAAAACTTTTTTTTTCGTTATATTAGTATGATAATATTTAGACCATCTGAAGAAACTCAAACTGTAACTATTATACCTCGTTATGAAGCGAATTTAGTTACTTTAAAAATACGTGATGAAAGCAAAGCCACAGAAGAAACTTTTGAGGATTTGTCGGCTGTTTATAGTTATGGTTATTTGACTTTTGAATTTGACAAAACAGTTAGCGAAGGAAGCACTTTTGAATTTGAAGTTTACGATAATGAAAATACACTATTTCGAGGCAAAGCATTTGCAACGGATCAAACAGATTTACAAAATTATAAAATCAATCAATAATGGGAGATTTAAGAACAATAAGTTTAAGCGCATTTGATACGCAGATTTTTGACGAGGTCAAGCCAAGCGGTAAAACTTATGTATTAAACGGAAAAAATAATGAGGGTTATGATTATGTGATTAATCGCTACAAATATTCTCCAACAAACGCTGCTATTTTAGATAGTTACTATTCTTATACTTATGGCCAAGGATTGACCGCAAATTATATGGCTAATCAAGCTATTCAAATGGCTAAAGTTAACAAACTATTTACAAAAGATACAGTTCGTAAATTAGTAAAAGATTATACCTTATTTCATGAATGTAGTTTTGAGATAATTTTAGGTAAAACAGGAAATGAAATTGCACAAATAAATCACTTGCCAAAAAATAAAGTAGTTCCAAATGAAGTTGATGAAAATGGAGTTATTAATTCATATTGGTATTCTTACGATTGGAGTGATACAAGAAAATATCCGCCAACTCAAATACCGGTATTTGTACAAGGTACAACAGAAAAAAAGACAGTCTTTGTAATTAAAGAATATTCAATAAACGATTTCTATTTTGCAAGGCCATCATATTATTCAGGGTTAAATTATGCTGAATTAGAGGAGCAAATTTCTGTTTATTGTGTGAACCACATTAAAAACGGATTGAGCGCAGGACATATAATAAACGTAAATGAAGGTGTTACTGATGATGAGGTTAAAACGCAATTTGAACGTAACATTATTAAAAAATGGACAGGCGCAAATAACGCTAATAAGTTTATCTTATCCTTTAACTCAAATAAAGACAATGCCACTACAATTGAAACAATAACGATAGCAGATGCGCATCAACAATATCAATTTTTAACAGAGGAAGCGAGAAAGCAATTATTGACAGCTCACAAAGTTGTAAGCGGTGCAATTTTAGGAATACAAACAGCGACAGGATTTAGCAGTAATGCGGATGAAATTGCAACAGCATTTGATGAAACAATGTTGAATGTAATAACACCAATGCAAAATGCTTTAACTGATGGATTCGAGTACGTATTAAGTCAAAATCAAATTACTTTACAATTGTATTTTGAAAATTTAAGGGATGTTGATGTTGAAAATAATAAAAATGAAAGTTCTTATAATGGAGCGCAAATTTCAAGTGCGGTAGAAATATTGCAAAATGTTAAAGATGGCATTTTAACAAAAGAACAAGCTATGGTTTTCTTAATTCAATTCTTGAAATTGGATAAAGATGTTGCTACTTCAATGTTCAATGTTGGAAATTCAGTTCAAAAACTATCAGAAGAAAAAAAAAAGATAGGTAGTGAACTTATTGAATTAGGCGAGGATGAAGATTTAGAGAATTACGAGTTAATAGAGTGCAAACCTGTTGACTATGAAGAAGAAGAAAAGTTATCTTATAAATTTGCCACAAGCACAGGAATTGCTAATTCAAATCGAAGAAGTATTTATGATACTGATTTTTATCTTTTTCGTTATAGATACGCAGGTAATTCATCACCTGAAAGAGAATTTTGCAAAAATATGATGAGAGCAAATAAGATTTACAGAAGAGAGGATATTGAAGCCATGGGTGATATAACAGTTAACCCCGGATTCGGTAAACATCCTAACCCAAATAACCCTTATTCTATTTGGAAATATAAGGGCGGTGGATTGTTAAGTGCTACATTTACAGGGGGAACTTGCAAACACTATTGGGAAAAATTAACCTATAAAATTAAAGATGTTAAACCTGATGTTAAATCACCAATTGCTATTGACGATGCGAAAAAAGATAGAGCAAGTGGAATAGCAGGGATAGCACCTCACGACATATAAAATAAATTATGATATTACTAATCACACCACAGCAAGTAGTCGCAAAAACGCCTTTAAATGGCAACATTGACTTTGATAAGATAGTGCCTTGCATTGAGGATGCGCAAATAACAGATTTAGAGCCTTTAATAGGTCAAGTTTTATACGATAAGATTTGCACCGATTTTGAGAATGACGATTTAGAGGATAATTATTTGACTTTATACAATGATTTTATAGTTGACTTTTTAATTCGTGCAACCGCTAAAAATGTGCTTTTGGTTTTAGCTTATCAAATATCAAATGGTGGTGTTTATAAGCATACTGCTGAAAATGCTGAAAGTGTAAGCAAATCAGAGGTTGATTATTTAATGGTTCAACAAAGAAGCAAACAAGAAGTTTTCGGACTTCGTATGCAAAAATGGTTATCTTACAACAGAATACCGGAATATACTAAACACAGCGATACAATTTCAAGAAAAAAATTAAATGTAGGCAGTTGGTGGTTTGGAAATAATAGTTGTAATGATTGCGGAAATATAGAAATCGACACTTATGGACAAGACTAAAAAGCCAAACATCGCACGTTTAAGAAATGAAGAAAAATTGAAGCAGTTTTTATTTAAAAAACAAGTAAAAAAAGATGGCAAAGCAAATAATTAATGTCGGCACAACTGCCAACGATGGCACAGGTGATAAGGTAAGGAATGCTTTTATAAAAGTCAATTCAAATTTTGATGAATTGTACGATGAAGGTGGTGCAAATATTACCGTAAACAATCCGGTTACTTCAACCGAAACAACATTAGATGAAGCCTTAAGCGATTTAAATACCGGTGGCGGTGGCACTCCAACGCTTCAAGAAGTTTTGGATAATAACCACGATTTAGTTGATGGAAATAACTTTCAAGGAACAGGAGCAGGAGCAACCAATACAGGAACTGATGTAAATGCATTTGGAGCAGAGTCATCGGTAGATAACACAGGAAATAATGTAAACGCTTTAGGTAGAGAAACTGCTATTGAAAATACGGGAAGCAACTTAAACGCATTTGGATATGCAGCCGCAACTCAAAATTCAGGAGATAATGTAAATGCTTTAGGTGCTTCTGCTGCACAATATAACATAGCAAATAATGTAAACGCTATGGGTTTAGATGCTGCGAGAAGTAACTCGGGTGAGCAAGTAAATGCTATTGGTGAAGCAGCCGCACTTAATAATACATTTAACAACGTAAACTTATTTGGACAATCTGCAACTGCTGATGAAGATGGTCAAACAGTACTTTCAAAAGATGGTACTATTATGGCTCGTATTTCAACTACTGATTTAACAGCAACAAGAAAATATAATTTACAAGATGGTGATGGAACTTTAGCTTTTTTAAGTGATATTACAACAGGTGGTGGTGTTACATCTGTTGGATTAACTATGCCAAGTGCTTTTAGTGTTACAAATAGTCCAATTACTTCAAGTGGTGATATAGCAGTAACAGGTGCAGGATTGGTTTCGCAATATGTTAGAGGTGATGGCACATTAGCTAACTTCCCAAATTCAACAGGTGGTGGTTCATCAGTTAATTATTATCTTAATGGTAGTGTTTCTCAAGGTACATTTGGCGGTGATACTTATTATGAAATGAGTAAAACGCCAATACTTGGTGCGGGTACTAATTTTACAAGAACAAATGGACAAGGTAATGGATATATTGCATCTTTTATAACTGACGCAGGTGATCCTTCATTTTTGAATATCCCCGGTGGTAATTGGAATGTAGAATTTTATTTTCAATCAAGTGCAACAGGTGGAAGTCCACAATTTTATGCAGAACTTTACAAAGTTAGTGCTACTGATGTATTTACACTTGTTGCAAGTGGTTCAGCAAATCCTGAAGGTATTACAAATGGTACAACTGTTGACCAATACTTTACTTCAATTCCTGTTCCACAAACTTCATTACTTATAACTGATAGGTTAGCAATTAGAATTTATGTTATTACAAGTGGAAGAACTATAACACTACATACAGAAAATGGAAATCTTTGCGAAGTATTAACTACATTTACAACAGGATTAACTGCATTAAATGGACTAACAGATCAAGTGCAATTTTTTAATGTTGGAACAGGAGCTACAAATTTTAATATATCATCAAGTGGTGATACACATACATTTAATCTATTATTCAATATAAGAAGGAATGCAAATAATTCTTCTAATAATAATATAAATTATAATGGATATGCCGTAACAGGTTCAGCAGAATCATCAGCAGTATGGACTATAACAAGATTAACAATAGCTGCAAGTGGTTCAATCACAGTAGCAACCGCTACAAACGTAGCTTGGACAAATAGAGAATCAGCAACATATATATAAAAATAGAAATTATGCCAATTACAAGTACAAATCCGATTGAAGTAGATGGAGTAGAGTATCCATATTTTATGATTAATTTAGCAATATCGCCATTAGTTAAACCAACTGACATAGGTGCAAGTGTTGCTATGAGATTAACACCTTATAGAGTTTTAGAAGATGGTAGTTCAGTAAGTTTACCCGACAATTCTATTCCTATTACTTATATGGATGTTTTTGATAGTGGAGATACAGATGCTATAAATGCAGCAGCTACAATTATGGGTGCTTTGCAAACTTTTATTAATGATAAAAATCTTTAATTATGGCTTTTAGATATGCAGTAGCAAGTGGTAACTGGAGTAATACAGCAACTTGGGATGGTGGTACATTACCAACCGCATCAGATGATGTATTTTCTAATAACTTTACAGTAACTATTGATGGAACTTTTACAGTTTTGTCAATTAGAAATACATTAAATGCAGCATTGCCTACTATTGCAGCTGGTGGACAATTTAGATATGCAAATGGTGGTAATTTAACTTGTACTGCTGCACAAGCTATTTATGTAGGTTCAACAACACCAACACTTGAAATGACTTTAGCAAGTCCTAATACTGCTACTTTTAATGGTAGTGTTTTGACAATGACTGCTACTGCAAATTATAACGCAATTAGACATTCAAGTAGTGGCACTTTAAATTGTAATGGAAATTACAGTATAGATGGTTCTACTGCTAGAGCTATAATATCAGTAACTTCTACGGGCATTCTCAATATTGTTGGAGATATTTCTTCTACATATACTGGAAGTTCCAATGGTATTGTTACTATATCTATGGCTACTGCTGGAACTATAAATATAACTGGAAATGTAACTGCTGGAACTACTACTTTTATTGCATCTTCCAGTATTAGTGTAAGTGCTGGAACTTTAAATATAACTGGAAATACAACTGCAAATAATACATCGGCAGTTTATTTAGGTGGTGCAGTTAATTATACTCAAATAGGAAATGTAAATGCATCAACAGTACAACCAGCTATTTATAATGCAACAACTGCTGCAACGATTTCTGTTACTGGAATAATAACTGCATCAACTGGAAGTCCAGCAATATATTCTGGTTTTGCTTTAGTAAGTGGGTATTCATCTGGAACATTTGTAAGAGTAAGTGGAAACGTAGTTAATTCATCTAATAATATGGCTATTGTAGCACCAAGAGTAACAATAGACACAAATACCGCAAGTTGGTTATTTCAAATATCAACAGGTGGTAATAGAACTTTATATGCAGCAGGTGTAGCTTTAGGTAATCCTGAAACAAGCAATGTAAGATTTGGAACTACTTATGGTGCATCAAGTGAACTTACAGGAACTTTAAGAGTACCAACTGCTGCAAATGTATTGAGTGGAGTTTTAGTAGATAACACAACTGGAACATTATTAATGACACCAGCAGACTTTTGGAACTATTTAATTGCAAGTGGATTTACTGCTAATAGTATTGGAGATAGATTGCAAAACGCTTCAACAGTAGCAACAACAGGTGGACAAATAGCAGCATATACTATATAAATTATGAAAACAATTAGAAATATAGCGCATTACATAATTGGTTTTGTTTTCCTTTATACTATTGGGAATGCAACTTATGTGAATGATTTTTGGTTTTGGCAAAAGATAATTGGTTCAATAGTAATAGGATTAGTCTTTGGTGGAGCAATGGGCGCATTTTGGGAGTTTGGAAACAATGTTGCATTTGGCATTCAACATGACGAAAAGGATGTAAAAAGAACTGCAATAGGCGGTATTTTCGGCTGTATGTTGGCTTGTTTTTATACAGATATATATTTTATTAGCTTTTGGCTATTTAACTCTTGTATAGTATTAATTATAATTGATTTGATAAGAGCCATTATAAAGAAGAATAAAAAATGAAACTATTAACAGACACTTTAAAATCTAACGGAAAATGGAGTCAAAAAAGATTGATGACATTTAGTTCATTTTTTATTGCCAGTACTTATGCTTTTATGCCTTTAGTAGATAATAAATTTGATGTTAAAGAGTTTGTCTTTTTAGGATTTTTGGGTGCTGGAGGATTTAGTTTATTTCGCACACAGAAACAGAATGAGAATATAATAAATAATAGAAATGAATAACGCTCACGACTTAAAAGTTTTAATGGTAAATGGTTTTTTAATTAGTTTCTCTTTCTCAAATGTAGAGTTAGGATTAAAGATTTTATCTTTATTACTGGCGGTAGGTTATACTGCTAGACGTTGGTGGTTAATGGAAAAAAATAAACAAAATGATAACTCAAGAACAACTGATTTCTAAATACGGAACACCAAATAAGGATGGTAAAGGATATATTGTGCAAATAACATTACCTTATCCAATGTATTATGATGGCAAAAAAGTCACTAAAATAAGATGTCATAAATTAGTTGCTGATAAGCTACTTGCAATCTTTAACGATATATTAGAGTTTTATGGTCAGGATGCAATTCGCGATTTAAAAATTGACGATTATGGCGGTTGTTTTAATTATCGTTTAATGCGTGGTGGCACTAAATTAAGCGTACATAGTTGGGGTTGTGCTATTGATTTAAACCCAAGCCGAAATCTATTAAAAGAAACTTCAAAGACTGCTCGATTTGCACGAATGGAATATAAGCCAATGATTGACATTTTTTATAAGCATGGCTTTGAAAGTTTAGGCAGAGAAAAGAATTACGATTGGATGCATTTTCAAGTAAAAGATTAAATGGCTGAAAAAGGGAATCAAAACGCTGCTACTTATAAAAAAGATATTGTTTTATCTTTTATAAATCAATTTCCAAACGCAAGTACAATGGCCATTTCCCGATTAATTTATAATGAGCATAAATTAGATTTTACTTCACTTGATGGCGTAAGGTCAAACGTTAGAAGATACAGAGGGGAAAATGGTAAAAATAGTTCACCTATTTCCAAAGCGGGAGTGCGTACTGAAACTCAAAAAAAACAATCTATGAGCAGAATAATTGATTTACCTAATAGCGATTACGAAAAGTGTGAAGCCTTTATTATTCCCAAAGGCCAAAATAATATTTTAATTTTAAGTGATATTCATTTCCCTTATCAAGATAACAAAGCGTTAGAACTTGCTTTAAATTATGGACTTGAAAACAAAGTCAATACAATATACTTAAATGGTGATATTGCAGACTTTTACCAATGCAGTCGATTTACTAAAGACAGACGATTAAGGGATATGGCTGGAGAGTTAGAAATGGTGAGAGGGTTTTTAAAAACAGTTCAAGACCTATTCAAATGTCCTATTTACTATAAAATCGGAAATCACGAAAAAAGATATGAAGATTATTTAATGATTAAAGCACCGGAACTTTTAGGGATTGATGATTTTAAACTTGAACAATTATTAAGATTCAGAGAGTTTGGCGTTACATTAGTTAAAGATAAGCAAATGGCAATGGCTGGTAAACTTCCAATACTTCATGGTCATGAGTGGTTCGGTGGATTTGCTCCGCCTG